GCCTTAGCTTTAGCTGCATCACTTATCCGCTGACCTTTGTAGTCCTCAGCTACATCATAACGGAAGTTACCTTTACCTTTGACTGCTACCTTCACCTCGTCGCTACAAGTATCCCACTGAATGTCTTCTATAGCCTTCTCGTAATACTTCTTGCCTTGAGCTACACTACTTGAGGTAACTGCTATGCGGTAGATAATAGAGTCGGCATCTATAAAGCACACGTCGAAGGGTTTTCCTTTCTGTTGCTTACTCATTTATCTTCTCCTTGTACAGTCTAACGTGTTCTTTACGGTGGCAGTTACTACACAACAGTAGGCACTTATCCACCTCTATCAGTAGCCTGTCCATAGAGCCTTGAATTATGCGTGATACTCCATAAAGCTTTGTGGCTGGGTCTATATGGTGATAGTCGTACATTGCCAAGTAGTCTAACTCCCTTACAGAACAATGCTCACAAGCACCGCCTTTATATTCAAAGATCTCTAAGTGACGCGCATGACGCATGACCGCTATGTCTTCTTTGTTGTCCTCACGGTACTTCTTCAAATAAACCGTTAAGTCTTCTCTGTTATCTTCACGATACTGCTTATTATAAGCCGCTATGTCTTCTTTATTATCTTTACGATACTGTTTCAAATAGGCCGCTCTCTTTTCTTTATTATCTTTACGATACTGCTTCAAATAAGCTACCCTCTCTTCTTTAGTCTGCATGTAGAGCCTCAATACAGCTTATTGCTGTTGTTAGGTCAACCTTAAACCATTCGTTTTGCCTAGCTTCACTCAAGGCCTCAAGTGCCTTATGTGCCTTAACTTCACTTGTGTGTCTATCATCTACAGTTACATAATGCTTTAGCATATAAGACCTATGTGGGTCGCCTGTTTGATAACCTTTGAGGCGATCCTCAGCGTCACCTGCTTTACCTACCTTGACCCAGCCGTCCCAAGCGTCATTGGTTATCACATAGACAGCGCCTTTAGTCGTCTTGTTGTAATTAGTAAATGAGCTGAAGGCAGCATCATTAAACGACCTATATGTGCCTGTTTTCCATAGCGCATGACTCTTTGGTATGTATTTACCATTAACAAACATACGGCCGGCATTATGTGCTGCACTTTGGGGCGCTCTTCTTTCCTTATTCTCCGCATAATGTTTCCGCCCATAACCTGCTTGTCTAGCCTTAAACTCTACTACTGTTAATTCTGACATAACTTCTCCTATTAATGTGTTTCCGCCCATGAGGCGCCTACGTTATACTCTCCTGCCAAAGGGCATCTCATCTTAAAATGAGTACCAGCGGCTACAATACAATCTGCTGCTAACCTTCCGAACCTATCCGCATGTGCCTCAAGTACCTCAACTTGGAACTCATCGTGTACGTTACCTACAAACCTATAGTCAAGACCCCAGCGTGTAGCGTAGTCGTCTAAGATAACCAAAGCTTGCTTCATAACTAAAGCGCCTGCTGATTGTAGTAGCGAGTTTAAGGCTGCGTGTTCTGACCTGATGAATACCTTACGTCCATCTAAGCCTGTGATGTAGCCTTTAGCAGCCGACTGAGCTACGTTCTCTTTGAGCGTCTTAAGTGCTGGCGTAGCCTCAAGGAATTGCTCCTTAAGTAGTTTACCTTGCTTACGACCGCCACCTACAATAGAACCTATCTTCTCGTCACCTGCACCGTACAAGTAGGCGTATATGAATACCTTGGCTTGGCTACGAGTTTTAAGGCCTGCCGCTAGTTGATTAGCAGTATGTATGTCTCCAGTGAGTATAGTATTAGTATAATCAAGATCATTCATATAGTGAGCTAACATACGTAACTCAAGACCACTAGCGTCTATACCCACGAGCTTATAGCCTTTAGGTACAATCCAACACGCCCTACACTCAGGCCCATACAGGCTGCCTGAGGAGGGAACCTGAGCCAAGTTAGGCTTACTGTGCGTCATACGCCCTGTCACAGCGCCGTTAGTATTGACGTAACCATGAACTCTTTGTGTCTCAGGGTTAGCAGCCGAGAGCCAGCTAGAGACTTGAGCAATACGCTTGCCCACTAAGAGATAAGAAGCTATCAGAGAGGCCTCAGGGATGCCCTTGACAGCCTTCAAGATGTCTTCTGATACTATCGCATGGCCAGTCTCCGTAAACGTCTTAGGTCGCCATCCGAAGTGCTTCAAGTAGCGTCCAATCTGCTGTCGTGAACCTAGGTTAAAGATAGGCCAATCTATACGTGAGAAGTCTCCAGCAACCTGAGTCCATTGGTCGCCTAAGAACTTAAGGCCAACTATACTCATGCTGCCGTCCTTCTTGATCTTAGGCCTAACCTCCTTAACAAATGTAGGCAAAGGTATAAAGACTCTCTGTACTTCCTCCTCTAAGGTGTAAGACTCTTCCTTCAAGCCGGCAACTAAGTCTCTAGCCTTGTCGTGATCTAATAACCAGCCATTCCTTACTTGCTCCTGTACGATTGTTTGCACTTGATGCTCAAGTAAGATGCTTTCGCTTCCAAAAGAATCCAGCTCGCATAACAGTCGTTGGTAGACTTGTTCAGTAACCCTAACGTCTTGCTTACAGTACTCCACCATTTCTGGCGTATACTGTGTCCAATCCTCATAATCACCTTTTGGATGCCCAAGTAGTTCTCCCCAATATGCTAATGAATGGCCATCCCTTTGTGGGTCAGCTAGTCTACTCATAACTAATGTGTCTTTCACTTGAATACCTGAGAAGCTTATGTTCCATAGTCTTTCTAAGATGGGTACATCAAAGCCAATACCATTGTGAAAAACAATACTCTCATGCTTACCCAAGTAAGCCTGTAAGCCCTCTGGTTTAGTCCATAGTAATACCTCCTCAGTCTCAATACATTTAGTTACAAAGCACCAGATGACACTAGGGTCTAGGCCGTCTGTTTCAATATCTCCTACTAATGTTGTCATTGGTTACCTTCCGTCTTATGTTACTTTATATACTATAATGTATAAAATAGTTTACATATATAGCATTATAGCTAACTTAGTAAAGTATTTTGTACATCACTTATCTATACCCATATAGGTAATTGGACAGGTGATACTTTGCGAGAAACCAAGCATCGGCAGCATCAACAATACCAGCAACATCTTGAGCATCAGTAGCGATAAAAGCATCCTCGGCATCCGTAACATTTTTCTTTAATTCTTCTAGTTCCCAGCCTCCGTGATCTAATGTTAGGTTTCCCATATGGTGCCCCTTTGATACATTTGCATTGCTGTGTTTAAATCACAACCAAAGCTTTCCATTATTTCTTCAAATATTGTCATAAATTGCATCTTAAGTCTCCTTTAACTTATATGATAATCACGTTTAACTCTCGCTAACAATTCTTCCCAATCCACTGCATCAAAATTATCATGTATTTTTTGCAGGTCGCCCAGAAGATCCAGTTTATTGCATATTTTACTAGCCTGTACTCCTAGTATGGGGGAAATAGCATCCATAACTTGATCTGACGAAACATCCTCTCCTTCAAGAGAATAATCGTACATATCGTCTGTCATTAAACAACCAACAGCGCAGCATAGCCCATAATCAGAACGATACCGACAAGCCCCTCCGCTTGTCTCACTCTTTGCATTCTGCTTTAGTAAATGCTTTTCTACTTTATTAAATATTTGACTCATACTCATAGTAGTCATAAGTTTACTCCTCTCTTTATTGTTACACTATTACTATCACTAGTATATGTCAGGTTCTTGCACAGAAAACTGGACTTAAAAGTCTGCATGTGAAGTAGCCTTCTTAAGTTCAGGCGGTTGGGTTGCTACCAATCGGCTAGTGTCATTCTCATAGAAGAGCCAACCGGCCACGCCTGTCCTGCCTGTGCGTCTACATTTCACTAGCTGAACTCTAGTACAGTTACGTGCGTATGCGTCCTCAGTCATCTTGTCACGCGACAGAAGTATAGTGTTGAAAGCTATCTGGTTAATACTTCCGCTACCCTTCAAGTCGTACTCGCCTATGTCGTGAGGATCTTTAGCATTAGGCTTTCTCATGTGACTCACTATGATAATACTAACGCCTGTCTGCTTGGCTAGCTTAAGGCATTTATCCATAAAGTCATCGATGATGCCGTTCTCGTTGCTAGTCACTGCTGCCTGTAATGGGTCTAGGATAATGATGTCACAATCAAGACCCTTAACCAAGTATTGCATCTTAGCGAATAACTCATCAGAACCTAGGGCGCCTTGGTGATCTAAGATGTGTAGCTTATCACTCTTAGCTAGCTCGTCGTACTTCTCATGGTACAGGTTGTAATCCCTAGACTCTGTAGGGACGTCAGCAATATTGACTCCCATGTATACAGATAGTAGCTTCTCTACTGTCTCACCCACATCGGCTTCCAAAAAGACGCAACCGATCTTCTTAGCTGACTCAGCGTACATACCATGTACTAGGTTGTAAACCATAGTTGACTTACCTATGCTAGTCAGTGCGCCAATGACAGTTACCTCGCCTGCTGCTATGCCACCATTCATCATTGCATTCAAAGAACCAAAGGATGCAGGTAGTGGAGTGACCTCCTCAGTGCCACGCTTAAGGAACTTATCCCAAACATTAGTGTCGCCTAGACTCACGACGCCCTCAGGCTTGTAGACCTTAGCGTCCCAAAAGCATTTAGTGAAGTCACGTACCCTGTTAGCCTTAAGCATGTCGCCTGCATCCTTAAGAGGTAGCATACAGACCTTAGCTTTGCGTGGTGAAAACAAAGGCATAACATCATTAGCAGCTTGTACGCCAGCTTCATCAGAATCAAAGCATATCACTACACTGTCAAAGGTCTCTAGGTATTCCAAAGACGCCTTAATGTCCTTCACTGCTGACTTAGCGCCACCACGTATGGAGACAGAAGCAAAGCCACCATTCATCTCGAAGCAAGCCATGGCATCTATCTCGCCCTCTGTAACAGTAATGTACTTACCGCCGGCTGCAAAGGCTTGCTGACCAAAGAGGCCTGCCTCACTTAAGCTGCCCGTAGCGTAGAAGTCTTTCTCTACTACATTACGTACCTTAGTGCCTACTACTTTGGTCCCCTCTGCGTTGTAGTAAGGATAGTGGTGCTTACTTGGGGCGCCCTTAGTGTCGTTTTCAACAGTGACGCCATACCTCTTAGCTGTGTCTAAGCTTATGCGTCTGTCGGGTAGTGCTGCTATTGTTCCTGTCATTTCTAGTGGTCTCGTCTTAATCTTATGTTGGCTTAAGTGACTTGTGTTGCCTGAGTCACCATGGACGTATGCGTTACATGCGAAACATACTTCGTGGCCATCACTGTAGATGGCATTAGCATCACTGGAGCCGCATGTAGCGCATGAGCCATGCTTAATGAAGTGGCTTTCTGTGTACTCACTCATTAGACACTCCTCATGTCCTTAGCACAGAAGAGGACTGTAACGCCATCCTTACTGTACTGTTTCACGATAGCCTTGCCAAACATAGGATGCTTAATTAGCTTAAAGTCTGCATACTTACTTCCACCACCAGCTAAAAAGCTGACAGCACAATTTCTTAGGGCTGCTTTACAGACCCTTTCCGCACGTTTATGTGCATTGTTAGCTTTGCGTTTGCTCATAGCTACAGTACCTCAAGTTAAATCGTCTACAAAAATAGCTTTAGATTTGTCTGCTGAGCTGATAATCATAGCATCTAACTTTTTGTTTATAATTTGGTTTAACACAGATCTGGTTACAGGGTTACTTGTGTTTTGAAGTTCTGTTTCTAGCTGTGCAATTGTTTTAAGTTTTTCGTTACGTTTACTCACACCAACCACTGTAACATGGCTTGCTCTACTACTAAATAAACTGCGTAGAAAGGTATAACTATACTTAAAATAGTAAGCCAAAAACCTTTAGCGAGTACTACTCCTGCTGTCCATAACAGCAATACAATAAGTTGAACTAGATGTTTCATTAGACGCTCCTCATGTCCTTAGCACAGAACAGGACTGTTATCCCTTCTTTGCCGTATTGTTTAATGGCAGCTTTACCAAACATAGGATGCTTAATTAGCTTAAAGTCTGCATACTTACTTGCTACTACTAGCTCATAGGTACACTTATCTAGGCTTACATAGCTTCCTACTATAAGAGGCATGGGTAGAGGTGCTGCATTAGCTGTTGTTATCATTGCTGCTAAGATCATGTAGTACATCACTCAATCCCCCACTCTTCCAGTAACGCTGCTGCTTCTTCCCACTTCTCTTGAGTTGAAACGCATGGGCCATTATTTGCTTGATATGCTACACTCATACACCAAGTGCCATTAGTCCCTAGCTCTGTATTTAGATAGTCAAAAGAGTAGTGTACTTGATTACCACTCAAATAGTCTGGCACAAAGTCAGGATCTACCTGCAAGCAAGCCATGATAATAGCGTTGTTTCGCTTCATCATTACAGCGGCTTTAGTTGCTAGCTCTGATGTTTCGTAGCAGTTGAAGTTTTCGTAGCATTTACTATCCCATACTGTATTGTCCCAGTTTTCAGGGGCAGATAGGCCTATTTCATCTACAGACCAGTAAACCTCACCCTTTTCAGGCTTAAACCGCTTACCCTGCCGACTCTTTAGCCCCTCAATCTCAGCCTGTGCTTTAAGAATTTTTAACTCTAGTGCCACTATTCTTAGCTTGTTATTCATGGCTTGTCTCCAGTGCTTTTAGTAGTGCGTGTGCAAACTCAAGAGCAAACGAAGCACAGACATCAGCATCCTTATTGCCATTATGACTAAGCAAGCCCTGCATAGCTAACCCTGCGAAGTGCTCACGTTTAGTTAGTCCACTATAAGTAGTGTCATAGCGCATATCGCCACTAACAGGCATTGCTGGCATATCTGAATTATTCATCTTCTTTGTCCTCCGCCATGAAGCCTTCCCAATGTTCTTTATCGGGTATCGCCTCTGGATTCTCCCAGTAAAACTCAGCTTTCTCAGCGTCGGTCATGTTTTCTAATTTAGTAGTCATCTTATGTTTCCTCTGTTTCTATAGCTAGCATTATATCTGCTATAGTTGTGTTACGTAAGTTATTAATAGTCAAACCTAAGTCTCTATCGTGAACAATCCAAGTACACGTGGCTGGAGACCTCTTTAATAGCTTGCCTATGTCATTATAGGAGACACCCACAACCCTTAGCTCTATTAGGCGCTCTACGTCCTGTGGTGTCCAAGGGCTGCCATTAGTCTTAGGTCGCTTAAGGCGTGTAGACTTTGTAGGCGTCCCACGTACATAGCCAATGGGTAACTTAGGTTTGAATACTATACTCATCTTTAGTTTTCCTCTTGCTCTAGTTTTACACGCTCAGCATGATAAGCGCTATAAGCAGCCATTAACACCCCATAAGCCTTCTCATAGGCGTCTGATAGTTCTAAATAAGCGTCCTCGGCTTTAACTATAACTTTTTGTAGCTCTTTTAACGTAGTCATGTTGTGTAAGCTCCTGTAAGCTCGTGTAAGGCCCTAACGCTACTAGGGGAATAGTAGGGCTAGGGGTAACTTAAGGCTGCCTTAGACAGCCTTGTGTGGCTTAAGTGGCTAGAAGTCGCCGTCTGTGGCTGAGTCTGCTAGCGTTACAACACGTACCTTATCCAAGTAAGGCGTGATGCCGAAGCGTGGGTGTTCCTGACTTAAGCTATACTGTACGCGAACCTCGGAGCCTCGTGTGATGGTACCCATGAATTCATCGCCGTTAAGCTCATAGATGGGTACATCAAACTTACTAGCAAACTTTCGCTGCTGACTCCCCTCATAGTTGCGTAGCTTGACACCTTGTGCTTCCATCTTGGCTGCATTCTCGTCGTCTAATGTTAAGACGATAGAATACTTACCAGTGCTAGCACCATCAAAGATTTCGTGCTCTGTTAGATTGACAAATGCTACTTGACCTGAAATGACCATATTATACTTCCTTTAGTTACTTTAGATTATCTATTATGACCCACTAATAGGTCTTTACTACTCCTACTTAAGTGTACTTAAGACACCTAAGTGAGATACTTTAACAATTCATTGTGTTATTAACTATAGCTTACTTAAGACACTTAAGTAAAGCTAAAGTAAGTAATTAATGAATTAACTTAATTGTTTGTCCTTTGTCTCTTTGGTAATTATACCAAACTACCTAAATGGTGTCAAGCCCTTTATGCTAGCATTTCATATTTATAATCCTCTATGTCGCTTTTAAGTAAGTCGTGTAGCCAATTAGGTACTTTCTCTACACTCCTATAGTCATTACTGTCTATAGATACAGCTTCAACGTAGTAGTCTTCAATCACTACATCGCCATCGGTAGGGCATAAGTAGTAGTCAACTTCAAAACTCATTAGCTGTTCATTACCAAAGCCTATGAGTACTTCTTGCTCGTATGTTACTTTTGGCATCTTGTGTTCTCCTTTAGTGTCTTAGGTGGGCTATTGTAGCCATTGTGGTTGTGGGATGCCGTCATTGAACTCTACATCAAAGTCACTGGCATCTATATCATAGTTATTAGTAGCTCTCTCTGATACTGAATAGCATTGACCGCATAGGTCTATAAAGTTTGCTGTATCGGCTTCTTTGAGGCTTTGCTCGTGGTCATTAAGGTTCTGGTTACATGCTATGCATTTCACGTCTATATACTCCTTTAGTTGCTTTAGTTGCTTTAGTTGCTTTGGTTGCTTTGGTTGCTATGTACGGGCGTGGCGTACTTCCATGCTACATAGGTGCCCCTACTAGGCGCCGTGGTTACAAAAGGCTCTACGGCTCCGTGGTTATAGCTGTAAACCTTATGCTCGTACAGCGTTAAACCTACGGTATCTTGTGGTTCATCGGACACATAACATAAAACACCTTCTGGGGGTATATTATGATACCACTCTTCTGTGGTTTCTTCTGTAGTCTCAAGTAAGGCGGCTTTAGCTTCTAAGTATGCTAATACTACCTTGAGGTTTGTTATTTCTTTATTGATATTCATATCTTTAGTTTCCTATGTTGCTTTAGTTGTGTAAGTAAGTAAATGGTTCTACTATTGTATAGTAAAGTAGTGTAGACCACAATAGGATGCCTACAGCATACAATAATAAGTCTTCGGGGTTAGGCCTCATTGTACACCTCCTTGCCATAAGACAATGCCACTTCAAGTAAATCAAGGTCTAACTCTGCATGTTCTGCCGTCTGTGCTGTAGTTAGAAAGTCTTCTGTAAAGTCTAGGTACATCTTGGCTAGCTGTGGGCCGGCTTGTGTGTCCTTGCGTAATAGATAGTCCATGCATAAGGTGCTTAGGTCTCTATTGGTCATGGTCTTCTCCAGTGTCTATAACAAGCGCATTAGCTAGCCATTCGTCCCATGTAAATTCACCCCATGGCCAACCATAGGCAACACCTTTACCGACCAATGGCGTGTAGGTTAGCTTGTCGCCGTCTGTGGTGTCCTCTAAGCCTATCATAAGCAAGTCGTGTGCCTCTAGGCTGCTTAGGGCTTGTGTAAGGTTATAGATACCTTTATAGCAGTGTGAACGTATATCAGTTAAAGTGATGTGTGGGTTGCTGTATGCGTACTCTAGTAAGCTATTGTATAGCTCTTTGTCTGAGTTAGTTAATGGTTTCATAAGTTACTCCTTGGTTGTGTTTAATTAGCCTAATACTACGTGTACACTGTAGACTACACACAGGGCACCTATAAGGCTGCCTACTACGTTTACAAGTATAGCTGCTATGGTAGCATTGCGTTTGGCTTTAGCGGCCTGAGCCTTGACTATAGCTGCCCTCTGTAGTGGGCCTTTGTTTAAGTCTTGCATTATCATATTATGCTACCTCTTTGTTATCGACGTATGTAATACCTTTACGCGTAGTCACATTAACACCAAGGGCCCTTAAACGCGACTTAGTGGTAACTGTAGGCCATGCGGATAGCGTGGTTAAGTTAGGTATTACGGTTTGCGTTAGTGGCTTAAATATAGCTATAGGGTACGTATGTAAGAATATACAAACATCCCCTGTACGGGTGTTAGGAGCTACCATGGTATTATCCTTTGTCCAATAGCTACCAGAGTATACAGCGTCGAGCATTTGTTTTTCAATTAATCGCATAATCTTATTCCCATCTTTAGTTAGCTTTAGTTAGCTTTAGTTAGCTTTAGTTAGCTTGTGTTTAGTTAGAATATTTGTAAAACTAAGCCGCCATTGTCTAGCTCAATAACATAGGCTTGGTCTGTTACGCCGTATGTATTCATAATATCACCCCATCGGTAAAGAAATAATAATCACCAACATAATCGTACCAGATACCCACATCACCTTGCACGGTTGCTATGTGGTCGCCATGCCTTATTTCTTGTGTGGTTGTTTCCAGTTCACAAAATACTATACCGTTAGCCCATGCTATGGCCTCACTTTCGGCATGTAACGCACCTTCTAATATTGTGTTGAATGTAGTGTGTATCACGGCTTGCGTTCCTTGTGTTTAGTTAATTAAAGTTAGTGCTAGGTTAACATCTTTGCGTTTATATCTTCATACTGACCGTCTTCGTATTTCTTCCTCAAGCTCTAGTAATTCGGCTTCCATCCGATCAATATAGGCCTGTGGTTGGCAATAACGACAACCACAGCTAACAGACGTAGACATAAAGGCACACTTGTTGCCTTGTGAGTCAATGCTGTTCGTTTGTACTTGATACTGTTGCATAGTTTGTAGTTCCTTGTGTTGTTTTAAGTGGCTTTAGTTAGCTTCTGTTACGTATATGCTACCAGTCTTAAACGATTGTGTATAGCACTTATCAATAGGTATTGTATCCACTTGTACAAACTTACCTATAAAGTCGCAAGTGTCATCACTAAAGCATAGACTAGCACCGCCATAGCTGGCCACTCTTAATACGGCATCTTGGCTGTATCTAGCGAAGGCAAGTGCCTTGAGTGTATCGAATGTGACGCTAGGCGTTAAGGTTATCATGTACGATTGTTCACGCTCGCCTTCCCAACTACCTTCGCATACTTCGTATGTGGCGCCTTTACGTGATAGGTAGTATTCAAATTCCTTGCGTGTCTTATGTAGATCAAGTTGTGACTTGTTAGGACGATCTGTTGACATAATGATAGTTGTATGCATAGCTTGTGTTCCTTGTTGTGTTTGCTTAATTGCTTAACTTGAAACTATGATAACACACACCTAGACAAATGCAACAACTATTTACTACTGACTACTCGGTCACATTACAAGCTTATGTTTGACACGTCATAGGTTAACGTGGTATTCACGTGGGCGCGCATATAGATAAAGGCGACTCAACTAACACATGAAGACGTGGGTGTCAATAGTTGAGCCGATTATACTTATGTTAAGTGGCTGATGCGACCGGAGACCTACCGAAGTGGCTTGATAACCATAAGACAGGCTAAGACTCACTAAGTAGGCCTAGGTGGGTGCCACCTCGGTATACACTTGTCAACCCCTGTGACTATTGTGCCCGATGTAGTCACGGCATGACTGACGTGTCCAGAGTTATCCACAAGCTAACACAAGACACTTGAGTTATCCACAGGTGCCTAAGGTAACCAGTAGATACCCTGTGGATAACCAGTGTATAACCAGTTAGTAACCTGTGGATAACTCAAGTGCCTGTGGATAACTTTCGTAGCCTGTGGATAACTAAGGGGGACGGGGCCGTGGGGAGTCTTGGGAATAACTGAGGCTCCCTCGGGCACATAAAATAGGGTAATTCTCGATTTCCCAAGGCACTTAAGTAAATAAAGGCAACACAAGACAACTTGAGTTAAACCCTTGATAACACTGGTTAAACATACAGCACGTCTGAGGACGACAAATGAGACAAATGTGCCTTAAGTGTAACTTGAGTGCTATAAGTGAGCTAATGTAAGACCTATTTCTGACCAAAGTATTAGTGTCTAAGGCGTCTTAAGTGTCTAAAGTGAAATACTTCAATTAATTTATAAGAAATAGCAAATAAAGCTTTACTTTCACTCTTAATTATGTTATAATAGAGACCTTAGCTACTTAAGTCACTTAAGACCCTTTTAGTTTATTCATTATGAAATTATTAATGTATCTGCTTTAAGACACTTAAGCTTACTTAGGTAGCTAAAGGCACTTAAGTAGTCTTAAGGCCATAGCTATAGCTTGGATTCTGTACACGTCCTAGAGTTAGTTAGTAGTTGTGTCTATAATGGTGTCTACACTTAGGACACTTAAGTAGTGAGTAGTCAGTAATTAGTAGCAACCCGCACAAAGGATAATTGCAATGCAACCGAAAGAACCCATAATCCATAAGTATGGTCTACATGAAGATGGAACCCCTCTAACTAAGAGTGGTAGGAGAAACAAGAACTATATGCCTAACGCAACACCTAGTAATAAGCGTAAAGGTAGGCCTCCAGCAGCGGCACTGAAGAAACCCAAAGGAATTATAGGCCGTCCTAAGGGTACCGCAACCATTATTAATGAATACAGAGATAGAATGCTAGCCTCACCTAAGTCAGCTAGAGTGTTAGAAGCTATCTTTGATGCAGCCTTAGATCCCGAACACAAACATCAGGCGTCAGCATGGAAGCTTGTATTGGATCGTGTAGCGCCTACAGCAGCCTTTGAGCAAGAGATCATTAAGGGTGGCGGCAAGAGTGCCATACAGATTAATATCACTGGTATTGGCTCCACAAGTGTCTCTAGCACCCAAGACCCCGAAGACCCTGAAGACGACATAACTGATGCCACCTATGAGGTAGTTCCATGAGTGACTTAAGAATTGAACTACTTGAGTGGCAGAAGAAAGTATGGGCAGACGACACTCGCTTTAAGGTAGTAGCAGCAGGACGCCGTTGTGGCAAGTCTAGGCTAGCTGCTTGGCTTCTGATAGTCAATGCCTTACAGGCTACCTTACCTAACTCACACGTCTTCTACGTAGCTCCTACCCAAGGTCAGGCTAGGGACATCCTATGGAAACTCTTGTTAGAACTTGGGGCGCCTGTTATCTCTCAGGCGCACATAAACAATATGCAGATAACCTTAGTCAATGGTTCAACTATCTCTCTTAAGGGAGCCGATAGACCGGATACTATGCGTGGTGTCTCCTTAAAGTATCTAGTAATGGATGAGTATGGTGACATGAAGCCTGAGGTGTTCGAGGAAATCCTACGCCCCGCCTTAGCTGACCAGAAGGGTGGTTGTCTCTTTATAGGCACACCTAAAGGACGTAACCACTTCTATGACTTATTCACCTACGCTGAAATACAAGATGACCCTGCCTTTGCTTCTTGGCACTTCACTAGCTACGACAATGAGACCTTAGATGATGATGAAATCAACAGTGCTAAAAAGAGTATGTCTACCCACGCCTTTCAACAAGAGTTCATGGCTTCCTTTAAGAACCAAGGCTCTGAGATGTTTAAAGAGGATTGGCTTAACTTTGGCTCTAAACCAGAAGGAGAAGGTGACTACTACATAGCCATAGACTTAGCTGGCTTCCAAGATGTCTCCAAAGCTAAGAGTAACACCTCACGCTTAGACCAATCAGCTATATCTATTGTGTGGGTGTCAGAAGAAGGTTGGTTTGTTGAGGATATTATATATGGTCGCTGGACTCTTGATGAGACAGCTAATAAGATCTTTGATGCTGTCAATAACTACAAACCTCTCTCCATCGGTATAGAGAAAGGTATCTCAAAGCAAGCTGTTATGTCTCCACTTATGGATAGAATGAAAAGACAAAACACTTACTTTCGTGTCGAAGAACTAACCCATGGCAACCAGAAGAAAACTGACAGGATCATGTGGGCCCTCCAAGGACGCTTTGAGCATAACCGCATAACTTTGAATACCAAGAAGAAAGAATGGCATAGCGTCTTCCTAGATCAGCTTTTTCAATTCCCTGACCCTTTAACCCACGACGACCTTATCGACTCCTTAGCTTACATAGATCAGTTAGCTAAAGTTTCCTACGCAGGCAACTTACAAGAGTTCGATGACCACGAAATCCTAGACTCAATCGCAGGCTACTAAATTATGAGAATGGCAGACAATAACGAATCAACAGATCCCATCATTATAGAACAAAACTTACAAGACTGGGTGATGACTAAGGTAGATGACTGGGGCGACTATTATGAGCAAAACTATGCTGTAAAGCACCAAGAATACTATCGCCTATGGCGTGGCATTTGGGCTGCCTCAGACAAGACTAGGAAAGCTGAGCGCTCGCAGATCATAGCACCCGCGTTACAACAAGCTGTAGAATCTAACGTAGCTGAGATAGAAGAGGCCACCTTTGGTCGCGGAAACTACTTCGACATTAAGGATAACTTTGGCGACTCAGAGACTGAGGACATTGGCTTCCTACGTAACAAGCTACATGAAGACTTTGAGACAGCTAAGATCCGTAGGGATGTCAGTGAATGTCTCATTAACTCAGCCGTCTTCGGTAACGGCATAGGCGAGGTAGTCTTAGAAGAGATCACTGAGATGAAGCCTGCTACTGAGTCCGTAATGGATGGCGCCATGGAAGCTGTAGGCGTCAACATCACTAAGCGTACTATCGTTCGCCTACGTCC